AATAATGGTAGATGGATACCTTGTCTAGAGCCATATGGTGGAACGAGTAATGACTATGCTGCAATTTCTTCTGAAAATAATTCAGATGCTGAAATTACATTAAGTTCTATGCCATCTAATTTTTCAGTAAATAAATTAGTATTTTTATATCCATCTAATAGTTTAAATACACAAGAGGAAATAAAACTTATTATAGAACATACTTGTTTGCGTATCGGTAATATTAAAACTATTATTGGTAGTGAAATTACTACAGGAGAGACTACTGCAATCCCTTGTGTTAATACAAGAAATGAAACAGGCTCTGATGCGTTTAGTGTTAGTAGTGCAAGAGCATATGTAGCAAGCACCTCTACCACAAAAGTAGCTACTTGGTGGATTCCTTATGATGGATTAAAATTAGCAACATATAATTCGTTAACAGGAAGAGCATCCAGTACTACGTTAAATGAAATTAAATGGAATACTTCCACTATACTAAATAACAAAGCATACTATGCTAACATTGATACTACAGATGAAAACGGGCAAACCGCTCGTGAAAGAAATCAAATTTATTATACTGATCCTTATAAGTTAGATGAGATTATGCCTACACGTTATTTTGATGTAGGGAGAAATGACGGAGATGAGATTGTTAAGATTATCGCATATCGAAACAAGATTTTTGTATTTAAAACAAGAAACACCTATGTGTTAAATGAAAAACATCAGATAGAAAGAGTTTTTACTGGAGTAGGTGCAGTACATAAAAATGCAGTTTGTGAAACTCCAGTAGGATTAGTTTGCGCAAATAAACAATCTATCCATGTAGTTAGCAATACTTCTGTACGCGAGTTAGCATTTAACATTAAAAAAGATTACCAAGCATTAACATTGGACAGACCCGCCTTAGGATACGATGGAATTGATAATGAATTAATCTTTGTACCAGATAATGATGCAACTACTATGTATATTATGAATATGGACAATGGAAGTTGGGTTTTACGAGCAATTAGTAGTTCTGTTAATAGAAGTAATTTTGTAATTAATAGCGATTTACGCGCTCAATACACACATGGTGACTAATGGCAATATCAATTAAAGTAAAGGAGATTAATACAGGCGCAGCAGATTCTAGTGAGGCTACTGTACAAACAAAGCGTTTTGACTTTAACTCACCTGATGTACAAAAACGATTTACAAAAATTACTGTTGTATATAAAGCTTCCTCTATAGTGAGATTTAGAATTTATTTAGATCAAGACCTAGAACAAGTTTTAGTTTCATCTCCTACTGTTACTTTAGATTTTCCTTCTCAAAATTCTATTCAATCAGCTTCTAAGACATTTTCAGCAGTAGGAAAAACAGGGGTGATTAAAATTACTTCTACTGCAAGTAACCTTGAAATAGACTCAATAGACATTGATTATGCCCTATTAGGAAGTAATCCATGATAGAAGAAATCAACGAAGATGTATTATTTACGGAACTTGATAAAAAACAAGATGTTATGTTAAATACAAAGCAAGGTTTTTTTACAGATGCAGAAGGAAGTCCAGGAGATATGGGTTTATGTCAACAAAATGGTAAAGTCTATATATCTATAAAATTAAATGATCATTGGTATTTTTCAGAATTAAAACAATCACAGAACTTATAGGGGTCTCACATGAGATATAAAATACAAAAAACAAAAAACTTTACAGGAGCTACAACTGGAGTTAAAATTATTGATACGCAGACAGGTCAAGTTGTTAAAAATTATAGCATCTCTTCTTATATAGGTGGAGGGGTCAGTAGAGAGCAAGCAGTAGGTATAATGAATCGTGAAGCAGAAGCGGAACTGAATACATTACAATCTAGCGCATTTACATCCGATATTACTGGAGAGTCTTATGGTTCTGAAGAAGATTTAAAAGCAGCAGAAAGAAGATTTGAGTTAGAAGAAGGTGTAGAGAAATTTGAAGAAAGAATTACAGAATCTGGAAGGATTCGTGAAGACCTCGCAGAAAACATTCAAGCAAGACAACAAGGACAACTCTTAAGTCAACTACAACGCTCTATTTTGGGTACTGGTGGCGATATTTCTCAAGTGTCGGCACTAACTCCGCAAGTCCAAGAAGCAGGGCAAAGAAGCCTACAAGATTACATAGCGCAAAGTCAAGCAACAACACAACAACAATTAGCAGAATTTATACCTACAGAAATAGGGGCAGAGTATAATCTTGCTAATTTAGAAGATGCAATGAAAAGATTTACAATGGGTGAAGAAACTCGAAGAGCGCAGATACAAGCGGGATTAGACGAACAACCAGAATGGTGGGAGTCTATTATAGGTAGCGCAGGTAGTGCAGCTGGTACTGCAGCAGGTACAGCTTTAGTTACGAAAGCTCTTCCTTATTTAGCTTCTTTGTCAGATAGAAATTCAAAAGAAAATATATCTCAAGTAGGTATATTAGATAATGGCTTACCTGTGTATCTTTTTAATTACAAAGGAGATAATACTCCTCAAATTGGCTTAATGGCGCAAGATGTGGAAAAGGTAAATAAAGATGCAGTAAAAGAAATAGATGGCATAAAACACGTTTACTATACAAAGGCGGTAAAATAATGGCATTTAAGTTTAAAGTAAAGAAAAGACCAAATCTAGCACAAGCGGTAGCAGGAGCATTTACACAAGGTGCGGTTCAAGGTGGTCAAGCTGCGTTACAGAAAATGATCAAAGATAGAGAAGAGTTAAAGCAGCAATCTACGAAAGAGTTGAATTTATATAGCACTCTTACTAGTAACTTGTCTCAAACAGCAGATAATAAAAAATTGCAAGCAGATGCAAAATTGCAAATTTTAAAAGGATCATCTGCTCAAGATGTTTTTACTGCACAAAAAGATGATTTTCAATATAGTTCTTCTGTAGCAACTGAACCTATATATAATCCAGATACAGGAGAAGTATTAGCGTATAAATATGGAAAAAATGTCTTATATCCTCAGAAAACTCCAACTCCAGTTTCTGGTGTAACTGTAGCAAAAAAAAGAGAAGTGGATATAGCTAGACAAAAATTAGCAGATCAAAGAAAAAGACTTGAGTATTTAGAGGAAAAAGATAAAGCTAATAAGCTTGCTCCTGGTAGTCCAAATCTTTTCCCTCCCCTTACGCAAAGTGAGCAAGCATCTTTAGATCGTTTAAAAAATGTCGAGATTCCAAAATCTGCTCAAGGACTAGACTTAATACTTGATTCACTTATGCAAGGTGAAACTCCAGGTCTTGAGACACCTGTACCAACAGGAACTCCAGAACCTATATCTTCTGCTGACCCTTTTGCTAAATTTCTAGACACTAGAGAATAATATAATGGCTGAATTATTTTTTGTAGGTGAAAAGAAATATAATATACCAGATAATGTTCGTGATAAGTTTTTAGAAACCTATCCTGATGCTGAACCTGGTATTACTCTTAATGTTGAAAATAAAACATATAAGATTCCTTCTAGTCTACAAGACTCTTTTATGGAGAAAAATCCAACCGCTACTGCTCCACAAGTGTTATCTATGCAACCTACAATAAGAACAACAGAAGAACTTATTAGTCAACCTCCTAAATTAGTAACCGCTCAACCAGAAACTGTTTCTGAAGTTGCTGGTATAAAACCTGCTCTTGATCCTCAAAGTGAAGCTATGGTAAAAACTAGAGGATTAGAGCCTGATATAGACTCTCGAGATAAATCTGTACGTTTTAGAGCAAATCTTTTAAAAGAAGGTTCACTTGGTTATTTAGATATGGATATAGATGAGCCTCAAACTCCTGGTGAAACTGCGATGGATGTGTTTGGTGCAGTAGCTGGAACAGTAGCAAGTTTTGTTGGAACAGGCGCAGGTGTAGGTCGTGGAATTGTTGCAGCGGGAAAGAGATTACCTAGAGTTGCTAATTGGATTAATCGTTCATTAGGTAAAAATAAAACCTTAAAAAATGTAACCTTTCGCACCGCTAAAGATTTATTAACATTTAATATTCATGGTCAAGCATACAATAGACCTGATATTAAAACATTGGAAGATAGACTTGATTTAGCATTAGAAAATTCTGCTATTGCTTTAGCATTTGGTACAGCAGGTGCATTAAGTCACATACCTAACTATGGAAGGGGTATTGGAACAGCTGGTATGGGAATCCTTGGATGGGCAATGGGTGGGGATACGTTTGAAGATAAAGTGATTAATTCCGTTGTTTTGATGGGTCTACATGGACTAGCAACAAAAAAACCCAAGATAAAAAAAGTAACTAAAGATAATGAAGATTTATTAATGGAGCTTTATCCTGAATTATCTCGTTCAGAAGCTCAACCTATTAGTAAAAAAATAGTAGACAATATTTTAAAAGCAAAACAAAAACTACCTAAAGAATTGCAAAAAGACCCATTATTACTCTTACCTGAAAGAGCAGAGTCTATTAGATTAGCTCGTCCTGTTGGTAAACCTTACGATCCTACAATTATGCCTGGTGGTAAACCTATTGGTCTTCCTAGTGCTACCACTAGTACAGGTTTAGAAAGAGGAAGGGAAGTTCGTATTAAAGGTATTGGTGTTTATGGAGGATTAAAAGGACAGGTAAAGGAATTAATGCCTGATGGTAAAGTCAAAGTTTATATCGAGACTACTATTCCAACAAAAACAGGAGGAAGGAAGATCAAAGGTGATCGACTATTCACAACGGATAAGTTGGAAATACAGCCAGTCCTAGAAGCACCAGGGTCTCAATACCCAAGAGTTTCTTTATCACCAGGTAAACAGTTAGAATTTGAATTACAGCAAGTTGCTAAAAAAGCTGATCCCTCAAGAAAAAAACCAGTTCAAAGACAAGAGGCGCAGAAAGAGTATAATCAGATTAGAGAATCTGTATCTAATACAGAAACAATTTTACAAAATCCAAACTTAACAGAGCAACAAAGAGTTGCTTATGAATATTCCTTAAACCAACTCAAGAAATTAAAGTTAGAAATGTTAGAAGCTGGATCAATTAAGTTGTATTCAGGTTTTCCTGTACATGAACTATTTAAATCAAAAAGAATTTCTTTAAAAGATTTAACAAAACAAGAAATTGATTTATTATATAGAGAAGCAACGAAGCAGCCATTAATTGATCTTAATAAGGTTGGTAAAACTCCAGATGTACCAAGTGATTTAAAAAATGTTAAAACAAATTTTGGAAAATTAAAATTTATTACAGATATTTTTAAGCAAGCTAGAAATCGAGTCAAATTAAAAGAAAGTAAATTATTTGTAAGAAATATTGAAGAAGCAGATGAAATCTGGCATAGTTTAAGTGGTAAATATGTAGAAAGGTTGAAAAGGTTAGGTTTTGATAAATTAACAGAAAAAGAAGGAATAGAGTTAGGATTAGCGCTCCAAAATGGAACTGCCCCTCAATATAAAGCTTTATTAAATGAAATTAGAAGCGAGTTATCGAAATCAGGAGTTAAGCTTGGATATATTGAAAATTATTTTCCTAGAGTATGGAAGAAAGAAGTA